TTTTTATATTTTTATGTATTTTTATATGCTTGTAAATTTAGTTCCTTCCTCCGTCACCGAATTGGGCTAGATAATTTACGGTCCTTGTCTTGTTTGTTTACTCAAAGTTTTCGCGCCACTCGTCGTAGCAATCTTCATAGGATTTTGTCCATATGATTTGATCGTACTCACGAGCGACTCTGTTGTATCGTTTCCTTAAATTTTCATAATACTCCTCACCGTGGTGAAAAGCAAAACGAAAAGCTTCTTTTACATGTACTGCCATCGTCTCCTCTTCTAACTCATTTTCTGATGGTCGAATCCAATTAAACAATTCCTGAATTGTTTCCGTATCAATCGCTGCGAAGTATCGAAACTTCGAGTCCTTGATAGGGACACACTTCAGAAAATCTGCTTCACCGGGTTTCAACCAAGTCATAGTTGGATTTTTCTTAGGATCTGTTAGTGTACATCCTATGGTATTAAACCATCCTCGTTGTACTGAGGTTGGATTATACCAATCTGTTATATAGGGTACTGGTGCTAAAGTAGCATCATCCCCCATAAACGCTGCTGCTACTTCTTCAAAGAAATCTTCTGCTGTCTTACTAACTCCTGCCTCTTCTGCCAAATCTAGGTATACCATACCTTCTGCTTGTACATGTGCAATCGAATTAATTTCTATCGTTCCTTTGTCGCCTGATGCTTCGCCATCATAAGCTTCATACACAATGTTACCATTGATATGAACTCTCTGAGTGCTAGCATAGGCATTTCTCTGTCTTGCTTGGTAGACAATCTTATCATGCGTCAGAATAAATTCTGATGATGCAAGCATCTCCCAAGCTGAATGGATAAGCACTGCTCTCATTGCCTTCCCATCCCACTGCTCCACATCATAATTAATTCTCTGTGATGCATTCTTATTGTTCAGTTCAAGTTGTATCATAGTCATTCCCTCACCAAAAATATCCAGTCCTAAAGCATGTTGCATCTCTAGTCCCATCTGTTTGTAGTAAGCCAATAACCTTCCATAAAACATTGTCCTAACAATAAGTTGTGCCATATTGCAATTATTAAACGTTCTTGTTTTTCCTTGTTTAATCTTCTCAAGATTACGCAATTCGTCTTTTAAACAATCCGCATAGTAATTACAGTATGTCTCTCCTCCTTCCATGTATGTCTTGAGTACTTTCGCAATCTCCTCAGCCATGAATGGTGTTGGTTTATAGTGTGGTTCCTGTTCCGTACCCACATCCACTAAATATCCCAGTTTTCCTGGTTGGTTTCCTGGTTTATGAAGTGTATATGGATATCCTGGTGATGTTCTCACATTCAGTCCTTCTACTTCGCCTGGTATGCCATTTATTGCTTCCTCAACTGTCAACATTCCCAAGGGTTTATCCTTGATAAAGTTCACAAATTTATGAATCATGACATTCCGTATCTTCGTCATATTCTGCATATTTAGTGGTTTAAATCCTTTTCCAAACTTATCCAATCCTCTAGCTCGAGGTGTTGGGTAACTCTGGTCAAATCTAAGATCCTTAGGTGATAGAACTGCCGGTTCCTTTGTGTGTTTAAATAAAACATCATGTATGGGTGATTTCCTCAAATCAGTCTTGTCCATCTGATATAGGCTCTCTTCCTTAGGGACAAAGCCTAAAAGTGATTGATTTCCTGTTGGTACTAAATTACTCATACATTGAATTTCCATTTCTTCCATAGATTCTACTCCATTTCCTTCCATCATTGGTTTCTTGATTTCAGG